GTGCCCGAACCGCCCGCATAATCCGCCGTAACGACGAACTGATGCAGAGCGCCCGTGTCCGCCTTCGTCTCCGGGTGGCAGCGGTTGACGCCGGCAATGGTGATAACGTCACCCTGCTTGAGCGTTCCGGTGCCGGTGTCCACAATCAGGCTGGTGCCCGTCTGTGAAGCGCCGTTGACGAGGTAGCCGGTGTTGCCAGCGCCACGCGTATGGGACGGCATGAGCGTGTTTTCCGCGAAGTCGAACCCGGCAGCGCGGCCAACATAGCCTTCCTTATACTGGTTGCCGATTTCGCTCTGCAGGTTGAACAGCGACTTGCCGTCCGTCACGATATCCACCATGTCCTGCGTGTTGCAGAGCGCGGTGCGATCGCTGATCGGCGCGAGCTGGTCGTTGAGCCGCTTGCGTCCGCCAAGAACCTTGGCGAGCGTTGCCGCCGAACCGCCGTTCCATGTGGACGAATAAACGTCCTTATACATGCTGAGCGCGTCCGCCTCGATATTCGCAGCAAGAACCGACATTGCCGGATCGATGATGCGCTTTGAGAAGTCGTCCAGGTTCATCGTTAGGTCCACGGACGTGAAGTTCAAGTCAACACCCTTCTGGGTGGCGACCTGAAGCGAAACGCTGGTTTCCGTGGTGTCCTGCGCCGACAGGGTTGCGCCGGTGCGGACGGTATACTGGTTAGGCAGGCGGATTTTCAGCGTGTCGCCGATCTTCGCGCCGGACTTGGCGAAGCTGTCGTCGTATTGGCGGTTGATCGAGCCAACGAAGTTCAGCTTCTGGTGAAGGACGCGCAGGGCTTCCCGCGTGACCATCGTCATCGTAAGAATTGAGTTCGCCATTGTGGTCTTTCTGGCCCCCGGAGGGGCGCTGAGAACGCAACGTCATCCGACGTGGCATTCGGGGTTGAGGTTAACCCATCTTCCTTTTCTGAAGCTGGGCGGTGCGACGGCGCATCCATTCGTCAACAGACAGGCGGTCATCCAATCCCACCGGCGGCGCGCTGCCCTTTTTGCTTGGCGCGGCGGCGGGCGTGACCTGCTGCTGCTTCTCGATGGTTTTCGCCTTCTTTGCGGCTGCGTCGGCCTCAAACCCGCGTTGAGCATAATACAGGAGCTTCACGGCGCGCGGATCGGTGACTTGATCGAAGTCGTCCTTCGTCAAGCCGAACGTCTTTGCGCCGAAGTCCTGGAGCTTCGCGGATAATGCGGGGGACCAGTCGGGAATGTCTCGCTGAAGCTCGGCAGCGCCTTCCTGCAGCCGCTTGGCAGTTTCCTGCTGCTGTCGCTCAGTGCGCGCTTTCGAGGTCTGTTCGAGATACTGTTGTGCTTGCGTCTTGCCCTGTTGGAGGAGCTGATACTGTGCAAAAGCCTTCTGGGCTTCAAACGGGTCCTGGTCGAACGCCTGCGTCCAGTTCACCTGAGCGAACTGGGCAAGCTGGCGGTCGATGATCGCGATATTGGCCCGTGCGGTCAGCTCGTCGTTGTCCGCCTTGCTGAGGGTTTCGCGCTCGGCCTCAAAGGCTTTGCGCGCGTCCGCCAGCTCCTGCGTCTTTCGAGTGTAATCCTGCTGCCGTAGGGCTGCGAGACGAAGCTTTTCGGCTTGGCTCTTGGGGAGCTTCAGCTTCAAGTCGTCGTCTAGCTCGATCTCCTCTTCTTCTTCGGCTTCGGGTTGATCCTCAACGGGATTCCCATGCTCGTCGAACTGAGGTTCTGTTTCCTGAACTTCCGTTTCGACTTCCGTTCCCGGATTGGTCGTTTCCAGTTCCATACTTTCCTTCTTGGGATGTGGCGCGTCTCTCGACGGGCCGGTTGTGCCGCTCCTTGACGGTTGGCGGCGGAACTCGGTAATCTGGATCAGTGAACCCGCGTAAAATCCTCGACGAGAGTGACATCATCGTCATTCATCCGTCGGGGCGCGTGTTCACTCTGCGCAAAAAGACGCTGATCGAATTGAATCTGAACCCTCGGGCCATCGTCAATGCAACGCTCGACGAACACGGGGTCATCGACACTGACGGCCTGGAGCCGAAACCCGTCAGCAAGATCGGCAACCGCAGGCAGCCGGAACACGACTTCTTCGAGAAAATGCCTCTATGAATTGACCGAGGGCGCTCGCGTCGGCTGCATCAGCGAATGCGCCGCCGACATCCGCGCCGTCTCGGCCTCGAAGCTCTTGATCTCCAGCTCCCTGGCCTTCAGCGCCTGTTCGCCCGCCTTGTCCTTGAGCGCGGTTTGGAGCTGCGCGACGGTCTGCTGCATCTGCTGAAGCTGCTGCTGGGCCTGTCCAATCGTTTCCTGCGCCTGCTGCTGAACCTGGCCCACCGCCTGCTGCATCTGCTGCTGGATGGCCTGCTGTGCGGCCGGATCGAGCGCCTCCAGCTTCTGCGAAATCTCCTCGCTGTCGGGGAAGTCCATGTTCTTGACCAGAACCGGAACGAGGATCGGCGCGGTCTGCGGGGCCGACTGGATGATCGAGGTAATCGCGTCCTGCATTTCCTCGCGCCGCGTCGTGTAGGACGGGCCGGAGGAAACGGTAAGGTCGTATTTGCCCGCCGTGATGTCGTAGATGACCTGAACGCCAGGATCGGGCTGTGCCGGAACGGGCGCGGGCTGCCCGTCAGGCCCGATCTGCACTACCGGCTGTCCGGTCGGGGCTAGCTGTGCCGTGGCGGGCTGTAGGTCCTCGCCAAGCACTCGGATAACGCGCTCTGTAGAATAGACCTTGGGTATGAGATCCAGGAGGATGCGTCCGCCGTGTCGAATGGCGCGCTGCAAATTGTCGATGAAGTGGAAGGTCGAAACGTCACCCTCGCGCTGGCGAGCGGTGATCGCCACTCCTGAAGTCTCATTGCTCCTTGCCCCCAGCGATGCGTCGTAAATGCCGATGATCGCCTTCATGTCGTCGTTGGCGTTCAGCGCTTCCTGGAGGACCGCTTGCGATCCCTGCGGCGGAGGCTGTCGCTGCGGCATTTGCGGGCCGTCGTATTCGAGATACGGGATCGACTGGTCGTTGACGTTATCCCAGTTCTTGTCGCTGTCGAACGCGCCCTTCGGCCCAAGGAACGGGGCCTTAGGCTGCAGCGCCAGCAGCTCGATCCCGGTGTTCCGCATGTAATTATACATGCGCTGCGCGCCCATCGCGGGCTTAATCAGCGAATGAAAATGGCGCTTGCCCTTATCGTCGGTAATCTCGTCGCCGTAAACCGGGACAATCGGGATGAACTCGCCCGCCCACTTGACCTCTTTGAGGACCTCCGCGCCGGAAACGATGCGCTGCGTGACCTTGTAGGTCTCGGTTTCCCTCGGCTCGCCAATCGTTGCGACCGGGCCAAGCTCCTTCAGCTCGTCAACGCTGACAATCTCGGGACCGTTCGGACCCTGAACCGCGACGATCTGGCCCTTGACCTTCTCACGCGTCCACCACTCGGCAAGCTGGACCGTATCGCCGTCCACTCCCAAGCCTTCAGGAGACGAGCGGTAATCCGCCTCCCAGTCGATCATGTCGGCGTCGGGATATTCGGCCTTGAACTCATCCTTGGTCAGCGTGAATGTCACCCACGCTTCGTTCCAGTCGCTCGAATCGGCGGCGGTCGAATTGGGATCGCCGAGAACCGTCAGCGGGTTGGTAACGCGCTCGACCACGATGTCCTGATCGAACGTGTCGTTGCAGGCATAGCGCGTGTTGATGCGCCAGTAACCGATGCCCCGGTCAACCGCGCACTCGATCGCCGTGTCATAAGCAACGTCTGCGTCGGAAGTGACCTCGATATTGCGGATCAGCCCCTGGATGATGTCGGCGACACGCGGATCGGCCCCACTGTCCTGCGGGTGAACCTTGATCGCGGGCTTGTTCTGCCGCGCGTCGTTGACCACCTGCCGGATGAAGCTCGGCATTTTGTTGAAGGTCTCGCACGGACGGCCTTCGCGCTCGCGCTGGAGCTTGACCTTTTCCGGCCATTGCTCCTCGAGGCGGGCGAAGCGAAGCGACTCCTTGGCGGCGTCGAAATTGTCCTTCCAGTGCTCCTGTGCTTTCTCGAAGCTCTTGTGCGCCTGGGCGAGAATGTCGTCAGCCAACAACCTTCTCCTTCACCCGCTTGTCAGGATGGATCGAACCGCCGCGAGCGAAATTGGCCCAGAGGAACCGCGCATAATCCAGCGCGAAGTCGTAGCCCGTGCGCTGGTATTGGCCGCACAAGTCCGCGATTTTCGCTTCCACCTTGGCATCGGTCTCGGCCTCGACGGCGGCGCGGGTTTCGGCCCGGATGCGATCCTCGCGGATTTTGTGGAGGGCTTCGTCAACGGCCGTCATCGTCCCATCCACCCCCCGGCAACATGCCGCTCACGAACCTTGCGGGCCTCGCGCGGCTCTTCATAAGCCACGCACATCAACCCGAAGGCGTCAGCTCCGTGGCTCGACCAATCATGCTCAGGCCCGAGCCCGATGTTGCGCTGCTCGTCCCGCTTTTCGTGATACCAGCCCAAAGCCGCTCGTCCGGGTTCCGTCGGCGCTTCGTTGAACCATATCGACGGGAACAGGCGTCTTGCCGCCTCGACCCGTTTCATGGCCGCGCCCTTGCCCTGGTTCTTGACCGTCTGTGTGCGAAAGCCCGCCGCCTGAATATGGTCGGCGAACTTGTCTGCTGTCAGATGGTCGGCGCGCTCCCCGTCATGCGGGAGAACGCACAGAGCTGAACCATAGCCCTTATCCCGCAGCCACCCTAGATGCGCGGCCAGTGGCTGCCCCACGGCTTCGTAATAATCGAGAACCCTGATCTCGCGCCCGACGAACTGAGCGACCCAGATTGCCGTCGCGTCCCTCGTGCCGATGTCCCAGAAGGCGCGGTATTCCATCAGCGGATCGGGAGCGACGTGACCGATGCGGCCCGACTGTTTCGCCTCCGCTAACGGCTTGGCGAAATAAGCTCCTTCCGCAACCGACACATAGCCGCCTTCCCAGATGTGGTCATATTGATCGGGATTCATTCGGAGGCAGTCGAGGCGCTCTTGCTCAATTTCCGCCGTGCGCCACGGATTGTCGCGCCAGTTCGCCTGAACCACGATGCAGCCCGTTGGCGTCTCTTTCCCGGTGAACATCGCGTCCACTGGGTCCGTTGCGAAGCGCCGGTTGTAGCTCCACCACATCTGCGATCCGCTGGCACGCAGCGTCGGGCGAAGCAGCGAGATGGACTTGCGCGTGGCCGTGTGCGCCTCTTCCCACCATGACCGCTTGAAGCCCTCCAGCGATTTGATGCTGTCGCTGGTGTAGTTGTTCATTCCCTTGAAGATGATGATCCCGTCGCCCGGAGCGGCAATGCAGTCCTCGTAAACCTTGAAACCGTCAGCTTCGCCTAAGCGGTGGGCCGATAGCTTTGACTCAATCAGCAGCTTTGCCGACTGCGCCAAATCCTTTTGGATCTCGCGGATGCAGACAGCCCTTAGCCCCTCGCCTCCGCTTTGACCGGGCTCGGCCAAGCAATCGTCAACCATCAGGCCGGCGAAGAAGTGAGATTTTCCTGACGCGCGCCCGCCGTGGGCAACTTTGTCACGCGCCGGTTGCAGCAGCGGGACAAAAACCCTGGCGGTCGGTATATCAAGGATCGACAATCGTGCGCCGTATCTCGTGGATCAGCGGGGCGCCGGGATCGCCGCCAATCGTGAGAGGCAGAACCTTGCCGACTAGCGTCAGGAACGCTGTCGGATTAGCTTCGGCTTGGCGCTCCAGATATTCGACGCCGCCCTTATTATCGAGCGCGGCAAGGATCATGTCCTTCAGCGCCTTCGTGACCTTGTTCTGCGCCCCCTTGGGACGACCGCGACCTCTCGCGCCCGGGTTATCCGAGCCTAATTTATTCACGTTAACCCCCTTGCGACTGCTCTACGGCTTGGTCGCGTGTTCGGTTAGCTTTGCGGGTAGAGAATGACTTGATAGGATTCGAGCGTGATGCTGTTCGCGGCGTTCGTCAGAGTTCCGGTGATCGTGATGTCCACGCTAGCGGTCGTGTCGATAGCCGCCGTGCCGACCTGGCCTCCTGCGGAAGAGTTGCTGACGCCGACCTGGATGAAGTCATACCTTTGGCTGTTCGTGGCCCCACGGTTCGCAATCCCGCCGTTAAGCTCATAAGTCGTCGCCGCCGTGGCGATGGTGAACAGCGTTGTGCCGCCGAGCTTCACCTTGAGCGTCTGAGCCGTGGTCTGCGTTACGCCGAATACGATTGTGACGCGGCCATTGGCACCCAAAGCGTTGGCCGGGATCGTGACGGTCGCCAGCGTCGTCTCGACAAGGTCGCCGGTGTGGGACGACGGAACGGCGGACTGAGCAAGAACGCGGACGGGGGATTTGCGAGTAATCATGCTACCACTCCGTCACATTGGCGTTG